CTCAATGATGAAGGGTGGACCTTTTTAAATGGCTAATTCAAAACAATATAATCAAAGCCCTTTCAATAAGTTACGTAAAGATCGGTTTTTACTTGTTCTCAATCTACCTGGCTCTCTTAAAAAAATTAATTCTAAATTTACAAGAGATGAAGACAGTATTAATTTGTCAACAATGCAATTTTCTGTTTATGGAGCTACCATACCTGAGATAGTAATTCCACAAGTGGACATATTATATGGTGGGCAGACATATGCACAATCAAGCTTCCACCGTCCTCTTTGGGAACCTGTCACAGTAAGCTTTACTGTGGATAACAGAATGAACAATTACTGGGTCATATATTCATGGTTAAATATTCTCAATGATGCCGAGACAGGCATCTATGATCCTAAAAATCTGGCTAACCGCCCTGCTGAACTTAAAAATATCAAACCCAGTATTGAATCAATTGCAGAATATTCAACTGATATCTCATTATTTCTTTTAGATGAGTATGATAAAAGAGTAGTAGAGTTTGTATTTAAAAAAGCATTCCCCACATCTTTAGGAGGAATGAACTTAAATTACCGTACTTCTGATGAGATAGAAACATCATTTACCTTTGCTTATTCACAATTTATTGTTAAGCTTGTAGAAAATGTTGACAATTTATAAAAAAAAATTGAAAACTTTGTCACAAAATAAATAAATACTTTATATGGCACGTACGATACAAAGCCCTGGTGTTCAAATTTCAGAAATAGATCTTTCAATAACACAGAGTCCAGCTGGTGTAACATCAATACTATTGCCTGGATTTGCATCAAAAGGTCCCATTGCTGAAACAATTTCAGTTGCAAGTCTTTCTGAATTTGAACAAATTTATGGCACACCTACAAATGCCGCAGAGAGATATTTTTATCATTCCGTTAAAGCCGCATTTCAAAGCCCTTCTGATGTTATAGTTTACCGCTTACCTTATGGTGAAGGTGCTGGCATTAACACAACTGATCTTTACACAGCATTAGTTTATCCTGTTGCTGCATATTACCCTGGCACCAGTGCATCAAATGCTGCCAGCTATACACCTGTAACTCAAGGACAATATAGTAACACAGTTTTAAATGGAGCTAGTGCAACATATGTTTTCGGTACACCCACACACCATAAACTGACACAACAAGAATATCTTGATATCTTGCGTGGAACAGCATTTACATGGAGCTCTACAAGCAGTGCTGCTAATGGAAGTATCAACACATCCTTTGCTTCTGTTGCAGATTTTGGTAAGGCTGGGTTGATTATTCTCAATAAATCACAATCTTCAATCAACAGCAGATATGAAGGGTATTATGTAGGATTAATTGATAACACCAATCTTAACCCTGCGACACCTTTTGATGATGTAAATAGAATTCTCTCAATTAATACAGTCGCTACAACTATTTCAGGAGATCAATATACCGTGATGCCTGATGCTAGGTTAGCGTTCCCACTCTCAGCAGCTGCTGCAGGAAACGGTACTAGTGTATCTGAAGTATTAGAAAATATACCATCTTTTGATATCTTTAGTAATCAGTTTGATGATACAGTAGCCTTAGGTGTATTTAAACTGCGTCAATCAGTATTCTCACCTGACACAATTGCTTTAGATTATGTTTTAGAGGAGAGCTACCTTGGGTCATTTGATTTTTATCGTCAGATTAATGATGAAAATGGTGGCCCTGCTAAGAGCTTTTTCTTAGAGACACTTGATAATAATTCTTCACAGATCACTACTTTAGTTAATCCCAATATTTCCAACAAACTTTCTACTACTTGGCTAAATGATCAAGGTGTACCTACAAAGAAAATTCGTTTCCTTGGCACACAAGTAGCTACACCCGTAGTAAACGATACACCTGAATCATACAATACACGCGTTGGAGCACCTAGCGCTGCTATAGCAGCATTTAATAGCGCACTAGGCACTGCTGATGCACTTGTTGCTCTCGGTGACTACACACCACAAAATCTTGATACAAAGATAATTGGTAACGTACCATCAAAGCTACAATCACTATTTGATAAAGTTGAAAATTCTGATATTTACACTTTCAATATTGCTGTAGAAGCAGGACTTGGGACAGTTTATGTAAATTCCTTTAATCCTGCTACTAGCGGGTATTTTGATGATACTGTTGGATACAGTGCAATACAAACAGGTCTTTCTGCACAAAATACAGGTGTAACATCTAATGTATTAAGCCAGTACAACGCAGTAGCTCAACAGTTTGTCTCTTTTGCACAAGATAAACGCAAGGACCTCTTGTTTATAGCAGATCCAATTACTAACATCTTTGTTGAAGGTCTTAATATCAAGACTCTCGATGACCCCTCTAAAACATTCTCCAATAATATTTACTGGCCATTGAGAAATCAATTCTCCTCTATTAACTCCAGTTATGTTTGTGCTTATGCAAATTGTGTTAAAGTAGCTGATATTGCTTCTGCTCAAGAAGTATGGGTTCCTTTCTCAGGATTTGCTGCAGGACTAATGGGCAATACTGATAGTAATTATCAGCCATGGTATGCAACTGCTGGGTTTACAAGGGGTGTTGTAACAGGTGTTACAGATCTCGGTATCTTCCCCAAGCAGAAACAAAGAGATCAATTGTACAAGATCAATCTGAACCCAATCGCATTCTTCCCAGGTGAAGGGTTTGTAGTGTATGGTCAAAAGACCTTACAGAAAAAGCCAAGTGCATTTGATAGAATCAATGTACGTAGATTGTTCTTAAATCTTGAGACTGCAACAAAGAATGCTGTAAAGTATTTTGTGTTTGAACCAAATACATTATTCACCAGAACACAGGTATTAAACACTCTCACACCTATCTTTGATAATGCAAAAAACACACAAGGTATTTACGATTACTTGATCATCTGTGATGAAAGAAATAATACAACAGATGTCATCGATTCAAATACTCTTATAGTAGATATCTACATTAAGCCTACAAGAGCTGCAGAATTTATCCTTGCAAACTTCTACGCTACCCGTTCTGGTGTTAGCTTCCAGGAGATTGTTTCTTAAACATGAAAGAGAATAAATAATTATATGGCAGACGTAAATCAACTCATTCAGGATTTTTATAGAGTAGCGCAAAATAGAGAGTTTGCTCGTGATTATAGCTTCAGAGTACTCTCTATTAATACAGGAGGTGCTTCAAGTGTAGAATTTGATCAAGATGATTTAGTTTATATTAAAACCGCTTCACTTCCTGAAAGATCTATTAGCAATGTAACTGTTCCTTACATGGGTCTTAATTTCAACGTTCCAGGAAATGCTACTTACCCTGGTTCTGATGCATATACTCTCACATTTTATGCAGATGCTCAGTCTAAAATCCGTCAAAAATTTGAACAATGGTCACAAGATATCTTCAATGATGCTAATTCTACTGGCAATTACTTTGCTCCCAAGCAGACTGCTATTATTGACTTGGTACAATTAGATAATCAGATGAATAAGACAGCTCAATATCAGCTGGTTGGAGTTTCTGTTAGAAGCGTTGGTCCTCTACAGTACAATATCTCTGAAGGAACAGGCAATACAATTGAATTTACTTCTACGATATCGTTTCACTACTGGAGAAGAATAAGTTAATTAAATAATTAGGTGGATAATCCATTCACCTCCGCGTTAGAAAGTCTTGAAAAGAATTTCTCTGGTCTTTTCACTGGTCAAAACCCTTCGTTTGCACCTCAAATAACACAACTGTTCGGGTTCAATGTACCTGGAGTACCGTTAATAAGCCCGAGAGATTATTTTCTCACACAAATGGAATCGTGGTTCACCTCTATTCCTATGTCGACACAATGGATTATTGTAATTGATAACTACCCTGTAGCACTACGATCTGATATACTGCAGGGGTTAGAAAGAACAGATGGTGGAAAAAAAGGCTGGGATATATCCACATCTGTTTCTATCCTAAAAAGTTTCCCTCTACAAAGAATAATTGGGTGTTTATTTGCCAATTCAATCTCTATACCCGCTGAACAATTTAATGTTGATTCCGCTTCTGTACCTAATAATAGAGGATTTCTTCCTGGTATAATTGGTAGCAATCGCCAAGTAGATCCGCCTACACTAACTATTGAATTCAGAGATACTAATACATCTTTTATTGATAATTTACTTAGACCCTGGGTGATACTAGGGTCACATTTTGGCATGGTAGCGAGACCTTCTGATACCCCTGGTAAAAGAGATCCACAAAACATGAAATGTAATATGACACTATTACAATATGGCCGCACTTTGAATAGTATTTCTATGATACCTAGAAAAGTTTGGCACTTCTATAATTGTATGCCTTATAATATTGGAGAGCAAAACTACAATTATACAGATGAAGTAGTCAATAATATTGCTACACGATGGACATATTCAAATTATACCATTGAAAATGGGCTTTACATACCGGTACAGGACCTTGTCAATAGAATTTCTAATGGTGAAATACCAAGAATTACAAGCTTTCAAAATGGTATTGGTAGTATCAATCCGCTAGGATTCTTTTAAATAGTTACAATGGAATTTTATTTAAATTTTACAGTACCAAGCACATCACAAAGCTTGAAAATTAAAGAACTGTCATTTAAACAGCTCAGAGTTTTAAATAAATTTCTTCATAATAAAAATAATACTGCTATCAATCACTGTCTTGAAAGAATATTAGAAGAAAATGTAATTGATTATAATAAAAAAATAAATTTAAATTCTCACGATAAATTTTGTATATTTGTTTTATTGCGACTTGCTTCTATTTCCCCTGAAATAGAGATTAAAAAAGGGCATTTTACTAAAAAAACAAGCTTACAGCCGTTTTATTCACAGATTAGCGCCTTAAAACTCAAAACATTATCAGATATTGAAGAGAATGATATTAAGATAAAAATAAATCTACCAAAACAATTTTATTATAGTGATATTTTTTCTTCTTTTAGTGATACAATAGACACTATACAAATTAAACAAAATCAAAAGGTTGAAACAAGTGAGCTCTCGCAATCTGAAAAACAAAATTTATTTGATAGCTTGCCTGCCACCATTTTACAAAAAATTTATACCTACAAACAACTGGTTGAAACAGAATTTAAAGCTGTAATCCTTAATATAGATAATGAAAATAATATTGAACTCTCACCGTTTAATACTTCTTTATTTGAAGTATTAAAAATACTTTATTTTTCAGATTTGAAGAGTCTTTATGACATTCAATATCTACTTGTTTCTAAAGTTAATTATAATCCCGATTATGTAGACACAAATACTTTATTAGAGAATATAATTTTAATTAACAATTATAGTGATGAGATGACTAAAACAAGTGATGAGACTAAAAAAGCACTTGATATAAATAAAAACACAGTTAAATAATATAAAATATGGAAAATTTTAATGACATTCTAAATTCTCTTAGTGAAATCAATAAACACTATGAAATTTATGTACCATCTTTAAATTGTAAAGTTGGATTTACAGGACTTACTGCTAAACAACAAAAAGAAGTTCTTCAAACTGTTTTAGATAAGGATTTAACAGGTATTTCTTTTTCCATTTTAGTTTCAGATATAATAATCAACAATTTAACAGATAAAAACATTAATATTCTTTCTGTTGATCGTAATTATATCATTACATGCTTGAGAATCCTCTCTCTTTCTAGCAAATACAGAAATTTAGATGAAGAAGAATTAGATTTGACTCCTATATTATCTAATAATATTCCTCTTCCACAAGAAATTAAAGGCGCAACTTTTAATGAAGGTGATTTGCAGGTAGTTGCTGAAATTCCTTTATTAACTAAAGATAAATCTACCAATATTGAAACAAAAAAAAGAATATTAACCACCAATAGTACAACTAGTGAAATAACAAAAGATGCTTTAGGTGAACTATATATAGGCGAAATAACAAAATTCATAAAATCTTTAAAAACACCAAAAGCTGAAATACTATTCAATGATATGACATTTAATCAAAAATTTCAAATTGTTGAAAAACTACCTCTTTCTATTACATCTAAAATTGTTACCTTTATAAATAATGTAAAGGATTTCGATAAAAAACTGTTTGTATTGAATAATAAAGAAGTTAATATTGCTGTTGATCCTACTCTTTTTACGCTATAAAGAGATATTTTAATTAAATATTTTTAATGGCAAGCATAGATTCTGTTGCAGATGATCTCTCCTCTTTAGATGGGAAAGTTAATTCTATTTTAGATTACCTCAAAGAGCTTCCAGATACAGAGAAAAACACAAACAACCCATTGCTTAATTATGTAGAAGATAAAAATAATGATGATGCACGAGAAGAGCGTAAGCTAAACATTCTCAAACGTAAGAAGAGAGTATATCAAGCTATACCTATTGCAATAGACTCATTAACACCAGAAGGGAGTAAAGAACTTACAAAAGCTATAGCTGGTATTATGCCAGCCCCGGTATCACTTCTGCCAATCGAAAAAACATTTAAATGGCTTCCATTGTTATTAGCAGGTCTTACTGCTTTGGGTGTAGCCCTATATTTATTTAAAGATGAAATTTTAAAGTTTTTTAAAGGCTTTATTGACGACTTAACCAATTCTTTAAAGGATAAGTTTCTTAAAGATTTAATTGACGGCATAACAGGAGCTCGTGTCGCTGCAGCTGCTGCAGGAGCTGTAGCCCCTGTTGTTGAAGGTGCTCGAGTTGCAGAAGGTGTCAAAGCTCTCACCACAGCTGCAAAAGATGCAAAAAACAGCAAAGCTATAGCACAAGCAGCTTTAAAAGAGGCATCCCTTATAAGAAATCTTGCAACAAAAGCAACTTTTGGTGTAGATGAATCAGGAAAAATAATTTCATCTAAATCCAGGGACTTGGATAAATTTATTCGCTCAACATTGCAATCAATAAAACCTGCAGAACGAGTCAAACTACAAGCTATCATAAGAGAGTGGAATATTCGTACTCTTAATATGAGTGTCGAAGAAATACAAGCAGCAATATTTAATTTGTATAAAACAGGGCTTAAAAAAGACGATCTATATGCCAAGTCATTAGTTGAATTGCTCAGGTTAAAAGAATCTGGCCTTACAACACAAGAAATCCGTGAATTGGCTAAAACTGCTAAACCTGTAATACGTTCTTTTGCTATTGAAACCAAAAAGACACTGTTTGGTGAGATTGTAAATAATTTAAAAACTATATCCAAAGAAATGTATCAGAGGGTGAGAAGTGCTGCTTCAGAAGTTTACCGCTCACCATTTCCTAATGAAGAATATGCGAAGATTGCAAAGCCCATTGAAGATCTTACAAGCAACATCTACACAGGCATAGGAAATAAAATTTCTGCAGCTAAAGATACCTTCATAAAAAGTGCTCTTATCAAAAACAAACTGGATACTAAAACAACAGATGCAATGGTATCCAGATACAATGATTTAAATGAAACTGTGCGCACTGTGTTGAAATCTGTAAACCCTGCAGAGCGAGCTAAGCTACAGTCCATCATAAAAGAATGGAATGTACGTACTCTTACCATGAGTGTTGAAGAGCTACAATCTGTGCTCTTTAACTTATATAATTCAGGAATTAAAAAAGATGACTTATATGCTAAATCTTTAGCTGAACTAATTAGATTAAAAGAAGCAGGTCTTACAGCGCAAGAAATACAAGAACTCAGTAAAACTGCAAAACCTGTTATTCATTCTTTTGCAGTTGACACAAAAAGAACATTGTTTGAAGAGATTGTGTACAATTTAAGAACTGTGCCCAAGGAAATGCTTCAAACTATAAAAGGCGCAGTGCAAGAAGTCTATCGCTCACCATTTACTAAAGAAGAATATGCAGACCTAATCAAGCCTATTGAAGATTTTACAAACGACATATTTTCAAGCATTGGCAATAGAATTTCTGCAGCTAAAAGTGCTTTTATGGAGAGTGCCCCTGTTAAAAAAGCATTAGATATTGGTTCAAAAATTGCCAAAACATTTTCTTTTTTAGATAAATGGGTATTTACGCCTTTATTTGCTTTTCTAGGATCACTAGAAGTAGAACAAACCATTGCATCAGAAATAGAAAAAAACGGTTATAATTTCAGAACTGTATTTGATGCATGGGTAGGTAGTGTAGCAAGTGTTTTTACATTTGGAATAGTATCTTTAAAAGATGCAAAAGAAAAAACCGATAAAAAACTAGAAGCAATAAAAAATAAAGATTATGCAAAAGCGTTCTTACTAGAAATAGGCACTATACCTGATTTTTATAATAAATTTATTTATGGGTTAGGCGAAAACATATTTAAATTTTTTGGCCAAGATGAACTTACTAAACAATTTGCTTCAGCTAAAAAATCAGTTAACTTTACTAGCTGGTATGAGAATATCTTCAATCAAGTTTATAAGTTTATCTATAATATTGTAGAGTTTGTAATTGACTATGGGATGGAAAAAATTAAACCCAAACCAATTCTTAATAATGATATTTCTGCCACTAACATACCTTCATTAGATGTAGCCGTTGTAAGTGATAAACAATATTACGACAAAGCCCTTAAAGCGCATGTGGAAGTAATAGAAAAATCAAATAAAGAAGTAGTTAAAACAATTAAAGAAGATAAAACAGCTACTGCTAAATTATCAGAAAGTATTTCTTCTCTTTCTAAAAGTATAGCTGAAAATTCAAACAATGTTAATATGATTAATAACAGTAGAAACACCACCAGTATAACCATTTCACCAACCACTTCCAAAAGCTATCGTGATAGTAGAACAGCCTAATAAGTAATAATATGCCAAACAGACTATGGGCATTTAAGTACGACTACACCACTTCTAAGGAACAAGGTAAAAATATTAGAAGATTAGATAGTGCTGTACCACTCCTTGTACCGCCTACTACCGATGGATATACTAAAAACCCTAATATTATTGATGCAGTCGCAAACAACGTTTATACTGTAAATGTTGCGCGTGATTATCCCTGGACATATACACCAGCAACACAGGCAGGCAGAGCTGAGACGCCTAAAATATATATGAAAGAAAAAAGATTAAAAACAAACGCATTCATATCATCTATTCTTTATTCTTTTGGGCAAGCTGAAGCTGGCGTTACAAAAATCCTTGATACACTTAGCAAAGCTGGGTTTAATAAAGGTGAAGATAGTTTTGTTGCAACTCTTAAAAAGCTTGCTGATACAGCTAGTGAAAAATTTAACGTTGGATTGAATGTTATTCAAAAATCCATTCAGCAACCTTCTGCTACACAAGAGAATGTACCGCAAAGCACAACCAATATTCTTGAAAATCTGTCTAATTTATTCAATCAAACAGCTGGAGATTCCAATGATGTTTTAAATGACCCTCTACTATCAGCTTATAAAAATTTATACCCATCAGTAAATACAGGATGGAAATATGTATTTCCTTATTTCGATGATTATTATAATTCTTCACAAAATATTTTCGGTGAAGATTCAGGTACACAAAATGTTATAAATCTTATTAGTGCTGGAACTGAAGTATTGCAAAGCATTGCTGGTATTGCTGGTGCTTTGTCAAAGCCGTTTGGTTTTTCATTTCAAGAAAAAGCTAAATTTTATAATTTTCCGTCAGAAGGCGAAGAATTTTCCTTCACCTTTCCTCTTATTAACACAGGAAGCATTCTTTTTGATGATGTTATAAAAAACTGGCAACTAATATACTTGTTATTGTATCAAAACAAACCCGCTAGAATAGATAGAAATATAATTGAACCGCCAGTTTTCTATGAAGTTAGTATACCAGGTCAAAAATATCATCCTTTTTGTTATATAACAAATATTGCTGTTGATTTTAAAGGCTCAAGAAGAGAGCTTAACTTTAACCTAAATATTCAAAATATCAATACTAATGAGGCAGTACCAGGTGTATTTGATGGAAATAATTTCTCAACAACAGGGTTAAATGAAATTGCAACAAACGCACCAACAAGAGATATAGCCGCTTTCTCAACATCTGCAAAAATAAATGCGATTATACCAGATGCTTATGTAATAAAAATCACGCTCAAATCACTTGTAACTGAGACAAGAAATTTCATGGCTTATACAGTGCTTGGAGGGCAGAACGCAAGCACACTAGCTTCTACAACAGATTTAGACAGACAAATAGCATCAGTAATTAATCAATTTAAAGGCAACTCTACCATTACTCCACCAAACAGTCAGCCAGGGGCAAATACACCTATTAATTATACAGTGGGTGGTTGGCCAGTTCCTGATAATACAGGTAATATTGTGTACCCAGCTTAATAGCTTGAAGATTATAGATAAATAATATTATGGATCTTGGACAATATCAGAATAGTATTGCTGAATTACCAGTTCTCAATAATTTTAGATATGAAAATATATTTAAACTCTATACAAACGATCAAAAGCAATACTATTATAATATAATTAAAAAAATTATTTTACCAAATAATTTAGACCCAACACAGTTTATAATATACCCTATCAAGCAAAGTATGCCATGGACAATGGTGAGTTTCAATATATACTCAACAATAGAACTTTGGTGGTTACTTTGTGTTGTAAACAATATACAAAATCCTGTTTTACAGCCAAAAACAGGCACATACATTAGAGCAATAGCGCCCAATCTTATTGCACCATTAATAAACAATATTAAGTCTCAATTGGTATGAGTGAATATTTACCCGCTACTAATGAATCAAGATTTAGTGATTTCTCTTATCTTATTAATAACAATTTCTATGATTTTAGATTATTTCTTGGATCATATGATGGTAGATTGAAACGCCTTTCGCCCTCTTCAATAAAAGCGTTGAGTATAGAAGATAACATTGATCATCCATATCATTCTGGGTTTATTATTTTAGATAATAGACAAGACAATATAGAGAGTAGCTATAATAGTACTATAGATCAATCTAGCCCTGAATACTACATGCCAAACACCCCTGTTAATTTCAATGTTCAAGATACATTTATGTTTAATGGTGATAGTCGCGATATTTTAACAGTGCAAATTCTACCAAAACTTATAGAAGGCCAAACTAACACTAGCGATGAAAATGTTTTAAAATATTTCTTACTTAAGTTTGATTTTGCTATTTATAACACTGAAGAGATTGATGATGGTAGCATGGATGGCAAGCTAAAAAAGTTATATTTTTGGGAACTGGATTATGAAATACTAAGAACAAAAAATTCTTATTTTTCTACATCAAATTATATTAATACAAAAAAGGAGAATATACAAGATCTATCGAACACAGAAAGACGCATCTCTACTGGTGCTGCTCTTTCTGCAGCATTATTAGAAGGACTGAGTAAAGACGATGGGTTTAAAACTACCATTGGCTCTTTCGACCCAGGATCAACACCAATCTTTTTTTCTGCTCCAGGCGACTTTAAGTGCATTGATACAATAAATTATATCTTAGATCGCCACGTCAGTGATGCAGGCAGTAATTACAGTCCGGGATTGCTGCAGCTTGAGCGCTATCCCAAAGTATATACGCTTAAAAGCTTTAAACAAATATTTGAGAATGCGGTACAAAATACCGGTCAAGAATTTATTGCAGGTACAGAGTATTTAGAGACTTACAAAATTGCAGGGTATTCTGACAATAAATCAGATCGTCTGCCAGTTTTTAATGTAGAGTTTGCACCAACCTATGCACCATTTTTCCAGGCAGAAGGTAATCTAGATGTGTATAGTTTTGATAGCGTTGCAGGTATATACACACAAACAGAAATTAATAGTAAGATTGTGCACTACTATAATTATACAGATAAAGAGTTTGAAATTGAATCCAATCGCAACAGTATTGACGCATTTGATAAGATTGCTAAAGAACACTATGTTTATCCTTTTTCCCCCCAAGGATCAAAAACGTTTCAACTAGGTAATAATAGATTAACTAACAAAAACACTTCCAATGCATTTGCAGCTGTAGAGCAAGATCAAAATCAGCGCCTTTCACTTGGATTAGCAAAAAATTTAAAAAATTATGTATATTTAAACAACTTTACAACATTTCGGGTACAAGGGGCTACTCACCGCCAAGCTGGAAAATTTATAGGAATAACAAGAGAAAATAATAAACAACCAACATTATTTGATAATAAATTTCTAGGCATTTATTTCATACTTTCAGTTAAACATATATTTCAAGATGCTAAATATATAAACGAGTTAGTATGTGTTAAAACGTATTTACCAACAGACATGTTTTTAAATAAAAATATACCATGAAACCGATGACACAAGAACAGAAGGACGAATTTGTGCGAGCAGTAGCTGAAAAACGTGCACAAAGGGAAAAGGAAAACAATCTGCCCCCTGGCTCACTTACTCCCAAAGAACCAAAATACAAGCTAGCAGATGAAGATGCTGTAGCTGCTAAAAATTTAGAGCTGTCTAGAGAGCTAGCTCGAGCTTCACAGTCAACAGGCAATTTGTATACACCTACATATTCAACTACAAGCAACAATACTATTCCCGGATTTACCGCGCAAAACACTACAAATAATATCACTACATCTGAATTTTTAGCTCAAAATACTACTAACGGCTTTATTCCTGGATTTGCAGCCCGAAAAACCACACCTACAAGCTCAACATATATTGCTAAAACAAGTTTACCTAAAATTGTAGATATTAACTACACACAAACAGTTGAGCAGTTAAAATCTGAATCTAGCTTCTTTAATTCACCTGCTACAACTGGGCTAGAGAAAGAAACCACTATAAGTTTAGACTACTACACTGCTTTACAGAGCTCTGATATAGTTACAAGTCTTACAAATTTTTATACAAATTTGCATGAAAAGCTTTCAACACTAAAAAATGATTTTATTGACTTCTGGGTAAAACGGTTTCAACTAACACCTGAGCCTCTTAAAGTTTTAATCTCTCAAAATCTTAACATAGGAAACGATTCTTTTTATACTGAACTTAGCGACTCTATTGGTCTATTAGTAAATAGCGGTGCATTAATTGATGATGCTACTACGCCCTTTACTGATTATACAACAGGTCTTTATACTTCTCCAAACACTATACCTATTCAAATGAGAAATAAATTATCAAGCACATCTCTATCTGTTGCATATAGTCTTAGTAGAGACACAACAATTTTGATGCGTAATAATTTAAAAACAATAAATCTACCTGCAAAGAATGTCAACCCCTATACTAATCCAACTACAAACCCTGCACATGGAATGAATTTAATTACAGATATTAACACATACAACATTATAAAAAACAATCTTAATAGTTACTATACAAAGCTAGGAAATAATTTTAAAACAATATTCTCCTATATTCAATACAATAGCAACATCAATAATGTTAATGGTTATAATGCAAGAGAAACTGGTGCTATATCAGGATCCAACCAACAACTGATTACAAGAGATTACAATTTTCAACTTAATGTAGGCAAATTTAGTCAAAGTGTTGATTTCTTACTGAGAAAGGTAAAGATGTTACTATCATACAAGACAAATCAAAATACAATAGGTAATATCACCACAATAACGACTTAAATATTTTTATGATCACACCAGCTGATGAAGATTCTGCATACAGAGCAGCACAGAACGATTTATATAGAAATATATCAGTTAGAACACAAGATGCTAATGCGTTATTGCCTATTTTTTCAGATGATTTTCTTACACCTATTGAGTTACCTGGCAATTCAACCTATTTTAATAAACTAACTGAATTAACTTTTAATATTGATAGCTTAACTTCTTATTTTAATTCTAATGGATTGCCTATTCCTGGTAATTTGATTGATTTAAATCCACTGGAAGCATTAAATGGTATAAACCCACTTGGTAACCTTAATATATTAAATTCTTTTGAGGCTCTAAATAGTTTAGATGTCCTAACTGATTTAAATCCTTTTGCTACAGGTTCTAACCCTTTTAACAATTATCTACAGACTGTTCAGCAAAGCTTATTAAATTGTAGCTTACCACCTCTTCCTGGGGCAGATCTATTACCATCTGCTCAATCACTTACTAATTTAGTTAATCTTGATATATTTGACGCTATTCTTAAGAAAGTAAGCTCTTTACCTAAGGTTGGTATGCCTACAAGCACTAATATTGTTGGAGCAATTATTACTATAGTTGAATCAACCCTCTCTTCACTTGTTGGACCATTTGCTGGATATCTAAAAGCTATAAGTGCTTGCGTTAAAAAGTTTTAAGGTATAATTTCAGCATCTATAACTTTTGTATTGTCTATTAATGCTTTAAATATTTGCTCTCTTGTAGCGAGAAGCTTAACATTGTTATCATCTTGCTTGAGCTCTTTTCTTGCATCAATATCCATCTGCTTTGTCTTTACAACTGTTTCTGCTTTCTTATCGTTAACTACTATTTTATTTAAAGTATCAATAGCTGAGCTAGCTGCTGCAACCAAACCAGCAAAAGCATCTACATCTTTTGCTTCTGGTGAAGAGAGAATATAATCTTTAACGTTCTTAATCATCTCTAAGCTGTCTTCAACCAATTTACCACCTTTTTCAACTACAAACTTTTCTAATTCTTCTTTCTTAAGAGGGTTTGATTCTTTTTCTGCTTCTTTTGCTTTTGCTTGTGCATCAGTTAATTGACTTAATAAGTCCCCAACCATCTCATTTAGCTCTTCGCTCATATTATTATTTACTACCATACTTGAATTATTAAAGACCGTACGTATAATAGAATTATGAGCTTAGACCCTAATTTAACTTATATGCCCGTGCTTAAGTTTGAAAAAACACATGAATTAGCTAAACTACCTGCAAAAAACCATGAATCTGACACAGGGTATGATGTTTATTCTATTGAAGATAAAGTAGTACCAGCTCGTAGTAGTGCTGTTATAGGCGTTGGTCTTAAGTTTGCTGATATACCTGAAGGGTATTGGGTTAAAGTAGAAAGCCGAAGTGGTCTAGGATTTAAATACGGTATTACAGCTCATCCCGGGATTATTGATAATGGATATCGTGGAGATGCAGGTATTAAGCTCTACAATCTCACTGATACTGAATACCAGATTAAAGCTGGTGACAGGATTGCTCAGTTTGTTGTCTATATGAATATTGGTATGCAGGTTGAATGGGGTACAGTACAAGAATCTGCTCGTGGTGAGAAGGGGTTTGGATCATCCGGCAAATGACTATTAATGATTTTAATAGCTTGTGGTGCGAGAAGTATAGACCACGTGTTCTAGAAGATTTTGTTGTATCACCAGCTAACCTTGAAATAATTCAATCATTTGTTACTAATAAACAGATACCTAATTTACTATTTTTAGGTACACCAGGTATTGGTAAGACCACTTTGGCTAAAATTATTGTTAATGATATTTTAGGATGCCAATATCTGTACATTAATGCTAGTGATGAAAATGGTATTGATACAATTCGTACAAAGGTGACAGGGTTTGCACAAACTCGAAGTATTGATGGCAATTTAAAGGCAATTATTCTAGATGAATGTGATGGTCTTACAATGGATGGCCAGCGCGCATTACGTAATACAATGGAAGAGCTTGCCGGGTTTACAAGATTTATACTAACAGCTAATTACAAGTATAAAATCATACCTGCATTACAAAGCAGATGTCAGAGCATGGATTTAACACCACCCATAGATCTAGTAGTAAAGAGATGCGCGCATATCTTAAAGAATGAGAAGATTGAGATTATGAATGGCCAAAAGACAAAGCTTCTTGAGCTTGTTAAAAAGTTCTATCCTGATATCCGTCTTTGTATTAATGAGTTGCAGAAATTTTCAGTATCCAAAAAACTAAACATTAATGAATTTAATCCTAATAACTTCTTAACACTGATCTATAAAGAGATAAAGAGTAAAAACGTCAATTCACTCCGCAAAGTTTTAATTGAAAATGAGAGCACATTCAACTCAGATTATGTTTCATTATTAAGAAATCTATTTAACTATATTGATGAAAATGAAACAGATTTAGAATATAAGAAGAAGGCATTGCTTATAGCTGCTGAACATTTGTATAGATCTGCTTTTGTGGTAGATCAAGAAATTAATTTCTTTGCTTGTACGATTTTATTAGCTGATACTCAGCTCTTAGGCAAATACTGCGCTGTATAAGCTGCAGGGTCTTTTTGATTCACCGCTGGGCTAGAAGGTATAACAACATTTACATTATTCAACACTCTATCACCTTTGTTTGGTTTTCCGTTTACATCAGATGTATGTGTTTGTGCTACTGGATTAAAATTGCTTTTATCTTCAGTTTTAAGAACTTCTTCTACTGGCTTAGGCTTAATTTGCACCCTATTATCATACTTTAGTTTATCTGGAACAGGTGGTAAGTTGATGCCGTCATTTAAATGAGCTACTAGAATTGCTGGAACTGTAACAGCTTTATTAACATCATATGTTCCTGGTGCTATTTCAGGTACAATTTCTACAGAGAAGCTATAACCATAATCATCAGGATTACCAGCACCCATAACAGCAGGCATTGCAGACTTGACATTTCTAACCCTTAGGTTTAATCCTGAGTTAATTAGCTCTTCTACAGCTGTTTTAACTGATTCAGGCTGATTTTTGAAGAAATCGTTCTTCAATGCATTATCTATAAATTTAACTCTATCGCTAGTAAGAAATCCACCACGTGTATATCTAGATAGAGTTGCTTCAAATAGCTTATTAAAACGTTTATCCATTTAAAGTATTTATTTCAACAAGCTTATTATTCCTTCTTTATTTTTTTCATAAATAATAATATGGGCAATCTGCGGATTAATACACTCGCACCTAAAACTGTAAATAAC